ATGGATTAGCTGATGTCATATCTTCACTAAAATATAACAGTTAGGCGGTGATAAATTGCAAGCAGGACTACTTAAACACAAAATAACAATTCAACACGATATATCCGATGGCACGGAAGAAACTAAAACATGGACAAATTTATGTACGGTATGGGCGGCAAAAAAAGGGTTGACAGGCAGACTATATTATTCAGCGGCAGCGGCTCAATCAGAAAATGACGTAATATTCACAATTCGGTATCGTGCAGACATCAAACCGAATATGCACATTATTTTAGGCACCGAATCAGCCTATGAAATCACTTCCGAACCTGTTGACATTGCTGACAATCACCAATGGTTAGAGATTCATGCAAGGAGGATTGATACGAATGGGGGTTGATATTGATTTATTTGGTATGAGTGAATTAATTGAAGAATTGGAACTGAATGTTTCTAATGCTTCCAAAATAGAAAACGAAGCCCTAATTGCCGCCGCCGAGCCAATCATAAACGATGCTAAACAAACTACTGAATTTGCCGATCGTAGCGGAAAACTTAGAGGTAGCCTAAAAGTTAGCAAGGTTAAGACTAAAAAAGACGGTAAATATGTACTAGCTGGCGCATTTGATAATGATGTTTATTATGCAAAAATGGTTGAGTACGGCCATAGTGGTAAAACCGCAAAAGCTCATCCGTTTCTAGCACCGGCTTTTGAGCGTCACGAAAAGGAAGCGCTTGAAATTATCACCAACAAATTAAGGGAGGCTTTAAAATGAGCCTTAAAACAGATATGCACACAGCATTAATGACCGTTGCGCCTACCGCGCCGGCTAAGAATTCGCAATTTTATGGTGGTAAGGAGCTAACTTACATCACTTTTTTCTGCTACAACGAGCAAGGTGAAGTCTATGCGGAAAACAAGGAAATAGAAACAGGATATTATTTTCAAATTGATCTATGGCAAAAGGAAAACGGAACGTCTGATTTAAACGTGCTCAAAGAGAATATACGGTCCGTATTAGAACCGCTTGGGTTTATGGGATTTAACCCACGAGAACTATACGAAACAGATACAAAAATAAATCATATAGCAATCAGATGCAATTACACCGAAGAGCGCCTTTAGGGGCGTTTTTTTATACGATTTTTTAAATTGAAAGGAATGATAACATGGCAAAACCAACCATTATTACAGGTATCAATAAAGCATACATAGCTTTACAAACAAAAGATGATTCAACAGGCTTAAGCTTTGGATCTCCAAAGTATTACGCTGGTATTCAGGAGTTAGGGTTCAAGCCTAAACAGAACACAGAACAGTTATACGCAGAAAATCAGGTATGGGACCAAGCAACAGCTTTCCAGCAAGCCGATATTGACGTTTCTCTTGCATCTTTAACAAGCGCACAGAGAGCAGAACTGTTAGGGCAGAGCGTTGCTACTGGTGGCGGTGTTTTTGCAAGTGCCACAGACATAGCACCTTATGTTGCATTATTGTACAAGGCTACCATTGCTGGTGGATTTCGTTACGGCGTGTTCTATAAGGGTATGTTCCAAATCCCTGATGAAACAATCAAAGGACAAGAGGGTAAAGTCGCTTATGCTGTGCCTAAATTATCAGCAACATTTATTCCTACGATTAATAATGCAATGTGGGAATACCATATCGATACAACCGACCCAAATTGCCCAGTAGATATAGATACAACATGGTTTACAGCCGTAGCAGTTCCTAACGTTGATACAACTGTGCCTACTATAACAACCGTACCGCTTAACGCCGCAACTGGTGTATTGGGCAGTGCAAGTGTTGCATTTACATCTGACAAAGCTGTGGATACAAGTACAATCACAGATAGCAACATCTTCTTGATGAAATCCGGTGTGCTAGTATCGGCTACATTAAGCGTTGACACTACTGGCAAGATTGTGACGTTAAAACCGACTTCCACTATGTCAACAGGAAGTTATACCGCCGTGTGTTCTAAGAATGTCAAAAGCGCCGCGGGTATTCCTTTAGCTTCAACAATTATCACTAACTTCACAGTATAGTTTATAGGGGGGCGAAAGCCCCTCTTATATTTTTAATTTGAAAGGAAAAAAGCTAATGGCTATTACTATAAATATTGAAATAGGTGGCAAAGAAAAAATATTTGTTGCGCCATCTCCGAAAGCAAGATTGATCAGACGTTCAATTGAAATTCAAGAGATAGGGAAAAGCGGTTTAACCGCTAAAGATTTAGACGCATTGGTTGATTTTATAACTGAAATATTTGGGCATAAGTTTACCGTTGACGATGTTTATGACGGCGTTGATGCTAATAAATTAATGTCAGAAATGATGCGTGTAATTGAAGAAATGACAAGCGGATTGAGTGCTGACCCAAACGCAAAAGCGGCGAAGTAGGAGAAAAGCTACTTTCGCCATCTGATTTCATGAAAGAATTTTATTTGGCGCGATTACAAGATGGTTGGAGCATGAGAGATATTGATGATTGCGATTTCTATTATTGGCTAGAGTTATGTAATTACAGCGTAGAATCTGAAAAAGTTACAATCGACCAAGCATTTTAAAGAAAGGAGGCAAAACTATGGCAGATGAAGCAATAAAAAGTTTAGCCGTTAAAATTGCCCTTGATGATGGTAGTTTCTCGCAAGGCATGAAAAATTTAAAAACGCAAATGAATGTAGTGGATAGTCAGTTTAAATCTTCTGTGGCCGGCGTGAAGAATTGGGGAAGTAGTCTTGATGGTTTAAAAGCTAATGCAACCGCTTTGGGCGATAAAATGAACGTTCAAAATCAGATAATTGCAAAATATGCTGAACAATTAAGCAAGTCTAAAGAGGCGTTGGAGCAAAATTCTCAAAAACTTATAGACAATAAAGTTAAAGTTGAATCAGCTAGAAAAGCATATGAGGATAGTGTTACCAGTATTGGCAAAAACGCAGAGGAAACAAAAAAGCTGAAAGAAGAATTAAAAAAAGCTGAATCGGCGTTTAAAAGTTCGGAAAATGTTGTAAGAAACAATAATAATACGATTAATGGTTACACAATCCAATTGAATAATGCTAAAAGTGCATTAAATAAGATGGATTCCGAGTTGACGGAAAATAACTTGAAAGTGAAAACGAGCGAATCTACAATAGGAAAATTGAAATCCGCGCTTGCTGGGTTAACTAATCAATCAAAAAGCACGACTTCTTCTATGTCTGGTCACTTTGCAAGCCTCAAAAGCACATTATTAGGGCTTGGAATTGGTACGGCAATTGCTGGTGTTGCCAAAAGCGTATTTACAACGTCAGCGAATTTTGAGCAAGAGATGTCCAACATACAAGCTGTGTCAGGTGCAACCGCAAACGAAATTAAAAAGCTTAGTGATACTGCATTAAAAGCTGGAGCTGATACTACATATTCTGCTAGTGAAGCTGCCAGCGCGGAAGAAGAGTTGATTAAAGCTGGGTTAACAACTTCACAAGTTATTAACGGAGGGTTAACGGGCGCTTTAAATTTAGCTGCTGCTGGAGGTATTGATTTAGCAGATGCAGCAGAAGTAGCAAGCACAGCGCTAAACGCTTTTAAAGATGATAATTTGAGCGTAGCAGATGCAGCAGATATTTTAGCTGGTGCAGCCAATGCTTCGGCTACTAATGTATCAGAATTAAAATTAGGTTTAAGCCAAGTTTCGTCAGTTGCATCCGGAATGGGGATGTCATTCAAAGATACTTCTACTGCATTAGCAGCATTTGCGCAAAACGGTCTAAAGGGTTCTGACGCTGGTACATCATTAAAATCCATGCTACTGAATTTGCAACCACAGACCGATAAGCAAGTATCAATGTTTAAACAATTAAGTTTGGTAACAGCTGACGGAGCGTCAAAATTTTATGATGCAAACGGCTCAATGAAATCTTTAAATGATATTTCAGGATTATTGCAAACTTCACTAAGCGGACTTACAGACGCACAGCGCGCGACCGCGTTAGAAACTATGTTCGGTACAGACGCTATCAGAGCAGGAAATATCTTATATAAGGAAGGCACTAAAGGCATTACAGATATGGCGGCCGCAATGAGCAAAGTAAGCGCGGCAGATGTTGCAGCGCAAAAAATGGATAACTTCAAAGGTAAACTGGAAGCATTTAAAGGTACATTAGAAACTGTTGAAGTAACAATTGGAGAAGAAGTATTACCGAATGCAACGGATGCTATTAAGTCTTTGGATAGCGAAGTGAAAACATTGAATTGGAAGCAGATAGCTGGAGAAATAAGCAACGCAGTGTCAGCAGCATTTAATATTTTTAAAACTGCATTCAATTTTGTAACTGAGCATGGGGAATTGGTTAAAAATGTTGTTATTGGTATCACTACCGCAGTTGTGGCATGGAAAGTGGCAATAGGAGTGGCTAATACAGTTCAAACTATTTCAAACAGTTTACAAGCGTTGGGGATTATTCAATCTGGCGCGGCGGCTACTGCCAAAGTAGCAGAAACGGTAGCTACAACAGGCGCAACAGTAGCACAATGGAGTTTAAACGCTGCTATGGACGCTAACCCAATTGGAGCAGTTATTGCTATAATAGCCGTGGCTGTGGCGGCGATTGCAGCACTAACCGTTGGAATTATAGCATTGGTTAAGCATTTTCAAGAAAGTTCTATCGAAACTCAAAAATTCGGTGACAACGTTAGCAAATCCACGCAAAAAGCCGTTACTTCATTTAATGATCTAAATACAAAGGCTGATACGGCGTTGAAAGAACTAGCATGGAGTGGCGGAGTGGTAACTAAAAAAATGGCCGATACAATTACCGCCAATATTAATGCAATGGCAGACCAAACCATAAAAGCGTTCAATAAGCAACGTGATGGTAGTATCAAAGCTGTTACTGATTTAGCCGCAAGCACTGGCACAATTACAAAAGCGGAAGCTGATGCAATGGTAGCTAATATTAATAAAGGCTATGATGAGCGAATCGCTAAAGAAGCACAAGCGCAAGCAAGAATAAATGAGATTATTAATACGGCCGCTAATGAACATAGGGCGAAAACACAGCAAGAAAACATAGAAATCAGTCAGCTTAAAGACCAAATGCATACTGCCGGCATTCAATCCTTGTCTAAAAATCAAGTCGAAGAACAAGCTATTTTTGATAATATGCGTATAAATCATTCTGCTACTAGCGCGGAAGAAGCGGCTGCTATTGTTAAAAATTCCAAGGATTCTACTGATAAAGTCATTGCAGATGCTAATAA